TAAAAAAGAAAGAAGACTATAGGAAAAAACTATCAGAAGAAGTTCTTCCTAGTCTTTTTGCGGAAGTAGGTTTATCAGAATTAAAACTAGCAGATGGAAGGTTAATATCCGTTAAGGATTATTATGGCGCTTCTATCAAGCCAGAAAAAAGAGCAATGGCTTATGCTTGGTTAAGGAACAACGGATTTGGGGATTTAGTAAAGAACCAAGTCTCTTGTAGCTTTGGAAGGAATGAAGATGAGAAAGCTAGAGGACTTTTAGAACACTTGAATAAAGAGGGATATGAGTCTTCACAACGTGAATGGGTCGAACCTTCCACCCTTCGCGCCTTTGTACGTGAACAACATGAGTCTGGTAAGAAATTACCAATGGATCTGTTAGGGGCGTATGTAGGACAAAAAACAACTATTAAATCTTAATCAATTAAAGAGGAAATAACTAATGAATAAGAAAAATAATAATGCAGTCGATGTGGCAGTAATTGCCGAAGACTCTAAAACTGCAAGTGGCTTTGGTGCGTTGAATCTTGCAAGGGATACAGCTATTCCTTACATCAGCATTCTTCAATCCGGAAGCCCTCAATTAAACCCATCAAAAGCAGAATACATTGAAACAGCCAAAGCTGGTCAACTGTACAATACAGTGACACAAGAAGCTATGGATGAACTTAATGTTATTCCTGTATTTTATCACTTAAGATATGTGGAGTGGAAACCCCGCGAACAAGGTGGTGGATTCATTGCATCCCATAGTGCCGACAGTGGCATTCTAGGGCAAGCAACTAGGGATCCAATGACTAATAAATATGTTCTTCAGAATGGTAACCATATCGTTCAAACAGCATATCATTATGTCCTTGTTCTTAGCAACGGAGGGTACCAAAATTCTGTGATTAGCATGGCTTCCAGTCAGCTTAAGAAAAGCCGACGTTGGAACAGCTTAATGCTTTCACAAAAAATTAAGGGTCCATCTGGGATGTTTACACCTCCAACATATGCATTTACTTATAAATTAAGTACGGTAAGTGAATCAAATGATCGAGGTAGCTGGTTTGGCTTCCAAGTAGAAAAAGGAGATCAGGTAACTGACTCTTCCATTTACGGTGAAGGTAAAGCATTTTCTACTGCCGCAGCAAGTGGCGCAATAGAAGCAAAACCGGAAGAACCAAAAGTAATCGCAAAACCGCAAACACCTGAAAGCAACATAGACGTTCCGTTTTAGGAATATCTATTTATATAACTGGGGGTTTTGTGGAAGTTGAGAAATTCAAGTTCATATTTGAAGGTTTGGATATAGCTTATGGTCAGCACCAACCAAATGGGTCGCGTGCTGACGGTAAGCAACAAGGCAAATCTTCTGTTGTCAGAAGGGAGGTAACCGATGAACTCTGGGAAAAACACCTCAAGGGCGAGGGTCCGTCTCTTGGGATTATTCCTATTAGGGCTGATAATACTACTAAGTGGGGATGCATTGATATTGATGATTATCCTATTGATCATCATAGTCTTATTCTCAAGATCAGAAAATTAAAATTACCATTAGTGCACTGTAAATCAAAGAGTGGGGGAGCCCACATCTTTCTGTTTATGAAGAATACAATTGCATCCAAAACTATGAAAAATAAGTTATCTGCAATTGCAGCACTGCTTGGTCAATCAAAATCAGAAATATTTCCAAAACAATCCGGCATTCAGCCGGAAAAGGGGGATGTAGGAAATTTCCTTAATCTTCCCTATTACCATGCAAGAAAAACAGTTAGGTTTGCCATCAAGAATAATGGAGAACCAGCAACCTTAAAAGAATTTTATGCGATGTATGACAAGTACAGCGTGGAAGACATAGACAAGGTAAAAGTGAGTGTTGATGACGAGGCCATCAAGGATGGACCACCATGCCTACAGGCACTATGTGATCAAGGATTTCCGGAAGGAACACGAAACAATGGTCTATTTAACATTGGCGTTTATTTAAGAAAGTTCGACCCCACAAATTGGGAGACTTTACTGGAAAAATATAACCAGAAATACATGTCACCACCTTTAGGACACAAGGAAGTATCCGTCGTGGTATCACAACTAAACAAGAAAGATTATAACTATAAATGCAAGGATCAACCCATTGTTTCCTATTGTAATTCCATCATATGTAAGCTTAGGAAATACGGAATAGATGGCAACGATGTGGCCCAGGCATTAGGAGAACTGACCAAGCTAGATACAAAACCACCACAGTGGTTTCTTGAAATTCCCAATGATAATCCTGATGAAGATGATTACAAGATTCAATTAAGCACTGAAGAATTACAAATACAAACAAAGTTTCAACGACGCGCAATGGACGTATTGACCATTATGCCTCCGTTGATGAAGACGTCTGACTGGCAGAAACTCGTAAATGAGAAAATGAAAAAGGCTCAAATTACAAAAGTTTCCAGTGACGGGTCTGTGTCCGGACAGTTCATAGCTCACCTCCAGGAGTTTTGCACTGAAAGGGCACAGGCAAAAAATAAAGGAGAGATATTAATAAGAAGACCATGGACACAGGATGATACCGAGGCGGAGGATTACAATGTAACCTATTTCAGGCTTCAGGATCTCCATGCCTATCTTATAAGACAGAAATTCAATCATTTCAGCAACACAGGACAGATTATAGCGGAGATACAAAACATAGAAGGATTCAGATCGGAATTCTTTAAGATCAAGGGAAAGGGCGTAAATGTATGGGGCATTCCAGCCTTCCCTAAACAAGACTCAGAATTTGATAAGGAGGAAAAAGATGCCACACCGTTCTAAAGAATCTTTAGCATATAATAAAAAAATGAAACCCATATGGGATGAACAGTGGTTGCGGACTGAAAAAGGATTTTTCTCTGAGATATGGAATACCATGAAAAAGAGATGCTCACCGGAACACATGAAAAAATACGCGCCGAACAGGAAGGTTCAAGTTAACAACGGAATAAGAGGCAAATACCATCTTCTGGAAATGTGGGAAAAACAGAAGAGACTTCTCGGCGGACCTTACTGCATATACACGGGCGTTGAGCTTACAACCATCAGATTTCGCGGAAGAGGACACAGCGGACACGGAGGCACAAAAACAAACATATCAATGGATCGTATTGATCCTAATTTGCCATATCAGGAGGATAATATAGTATTTTGTTCATGGGAATTTAATGACAAAAAAGGCGCTGTTTCACCTGAAGACTGCAAAAAAATACTGAAAGTACATGAGGAGCGACATGCCGGAAATTAACATCATACTGGGCCCACCCGGAACGGGGAAGACTGAGAATCTGCTGAGGATAGTGGACCGGGAGCTAAAGGAGAAGACTGCTGATTCAAATGAAATTGGATTCTTCAGCTTTACTACCAAAGCTACTAATGAAGCACGTGACAGGGCTAAAGCTAAATTTAGCTTGACTGATGATGACTTGCCTTATTTCTGTACACTACATGCATTTGGTAAAAGACAATTAGGAATGGCAAAGACAGAGATAATGAATCCAAAAGATTACAAATCATTCTCGGCTGAATCTGGAGTTGATCTTGAATTTGTCACTCAGGACTGGGAAGATACAGGAATAATTACAACGGATAATAAGCTATTGAAAGAAATAACTAAATGCAGAAATCAATGCATGGAACTTGAAAAATTTTATAATAAAAATAATTTTAATTTTAATTGGTATGAGTTACTTAGAGCATACAGGGCACTAGAAGATTATAAACATAATAATAACAAGCACGATTTCACTGATATGCTATCGTTGTGGATTGAGACAGGACCTACTCCAAAATTGGAAGTAGTATTCATTGATGAAGCACAGGATCTAACCAATTTACAGTGGGAAATGTGTTCCAAGATATGGAAGAACGCCAAAAGAGTTTACATAAGCGGGGATGATGATCAGGCTATATTTAGATGGGCAGGTGCCAGCATTGAACATTTCATAAATATGGAAGGTAATGTAACTATTCTTAATCAATCCTATAGATGCCCTCGAGCTGTTCATAGGATTGCAGATTCTATAGTAAAAAGAATAGACAATAGAAGAGACAAAGAATGGTTGCCAAGAAGTGCACGAGGAATAGCTGAACTGCACGCATATCCTGATCCTATTGATTTAAGCATAGGAAAATGGCTTGTATTAGCACCGTGCGGATACATGCTAAATGAAATTGAGGAAAATTTAAGGCAACAAGGATTGGCATACAAGAAAAACAACAAGCTTCCAATTAAGAAGGAAATACTATCAGCTATAGATGCATGGAAAAAATTGAACGAGGGAGAAGAACTTTCATATGATGAGGTATCTTATATATACAGTTATCTGCCAACCAAGACTGGTGTCGAGAGGGGATACAAGAATTTAAATACATTAAATGAAGATAAAATGTATGATTTTGAAGAATTAACGATGCATCATGGACTGCGTGCGTACGGAATGCCTTGGGATGTAGTGTTTGATAAAATAGGAAATAGAAATATAGAATACATACAATCATTGGAAAAAGTTAATAAGACTTTATCCTTTGATCCTTTAATCAACTTAAGTACTATTCATATGGCTAAAGGTGGGGAGTGTGACAATGTAATGCTGTTCACAGATCTTTCACGAGCCAACAGAGAAGAAATGGAAATTAATCCAGATGATACTAATAGAGTGTTTTATGTGGGAGCAACTCGCGCAAAAGAACAATTGCATATAGTAGAACCACAAAATTACGGGGGGTTCAAAATATGAGTGCCCATAAAAAACAGATAGGAGGAGATCATTATAAAAGAATGGTAATACAGCCAAGTCATTATATTGTTAAGAATAAACTTGGTTGGTATGAAGGAAACATTGTCAAGTATATAACTAGGCATAGCATCAAGGGAGGAAAACAGGACATAGAGAAGGTTATTCACTATGCAGAACTTCTGTTGGAGGACATGTACCCTGACGATGAAGGAACAAGAAGAGGAAGAGAAACAGAAGAATATATCAGAAAACTTAATAAGGAAAAAAATGAAACAAAATGAATTTATCTTTGCTAACACTATAAAATCAGAGTGGGTACACCCTACTGAATTTCCATCCATGAAGGAAAGACCCGTAGTGGCTGTAGACTTGGAGACTTGCGATACAGATCTGAAGAAAATGGGCCCAGGATGGCCGAGAGGTATAGGAAAGGTCATAGGTATTGCCATATCTGATGGTCAATTCAGTGCTTACTATCCTATTGATCATGATGGTGGTGGAAATATGGACAAGAAAGCTGTCCTAAAATACATTAAATCTGTATGTGAAGATGATTCAATAGACAAAGTGTTTCATAATGCGCAGTATGATATTGGGTGGCTGTGGAGAGTAGGAATAGAAGTTAAAGGATACATACATGATACAATGA